CACCTGTAAACGTTCATCAAAGGTGATGTATTCGGAGATTTGCAGCGTCAGCCTATAGCGGCCATCGAACGACATCAGGCTTACATTGCCCTTCTTGCCGCCCAGCTTCGCGCCGTATTGCTCTGCCGACATCTCAACAAAGGTGGTTATTTCCCCCAGCACATTGCTTTTTAATGCAGCCAGCCGATGTTGTTCTTGCTTGAATGATGCCACGATATCGAGCACCAGATCATTGCGTGTCATATCCAGATCAGTCACCCGATCAATGGGCGTCAGGTCGCCCTTGCTGTTTTGCATATATCCTTCAGGAATTTTATTTTCCATTGTTCTCTCCATGTTCGAGCCAATGCTCGATTTCTTCTTGTTCTTTGTTGATGCGATCCATGTCTTTGATGATCCACACGGCGATATTGAGTGCAAATGCCGCCAGCATCAGCAGGATAAGGATTGAGTCATCATGCATGGCGCACCTCATTGGGGATCAGCTCGCCCGCCACCATGCGGCAGCCACCGCCATCTTCCAGATGCTTTGCAATGCGATCCCAGCCCTCGGGTGCCAGCAGGTAGGCTTCAAAGGTGATATCAAGCAGGTAGCAGATGCGATTGAACAGGTAGCGATTTGCGAGCAGCTCAAGGCGCTCGTCGCTCATGTAGGGGCGGCCCCCTGTGGCCGCCCGAACAGGGGGATGCAGCCTGCAATTAATATTCTCCGGGTGCTTTGTTTTGCCTTTACCCTTGCCTTTGCTCTTCCATTTCATTCTTAAATTGTTCATATCATGCCTCCTTGAATGATGAGTGTGATCGTGAGTGCGCCCAGCCAAAACCAGACGCGGGTAGCCAGCCAGCAGGCCAGCCCGAGCATTCCGCCCAGGCCAACAAGCAGACAAATAGCGCTCCATACGGCTATATCCTTCACAGCAGCTCTGCCGCTGTAGCATTGTGATTTTCCGGGCAACTTTTACATGCCCTGTGCAGCGCCACACGTAGCGGGTTGGTAGCGGCAAATGGACGCGTCTGGTTATCAATACAGCGATTCAGCGGCATATCGCCAATCATCGGGCAATCGACAGTCGCACCCATCAATGCGCCTTCCACCCGCCGTTGCACGTTGCTTAAATTGCCCTGATAGCAGCCTTTCAGCACCTGATTCACCACTGCCGGGCTCATGCCGATCCGCGTCGCCACCACGGCCTGACTGGATGCCTTGCAGGCATTTTTAAGAGATTCAATCCAGGCTTCAGGCATAATCGATCACCTCGCATGTATTGACGTCATAAATCTTATGCCGCAGCCGCCAGTCACGCGGGGCAGCAGGGCCGGTGTCGCGCATCAGCTGATAGCCTGATGGCCGGCGACTGCCGCGCACACCAATGCGCCGCACATAGCCAGCCCGGCATAGCGGATGCAGATAAACCACAGCGGTCTGCCTGCTTACCTCTGCCGTCGCGGCCAGATCAGACACCGTAAAGCGCCGCAAAATGCGCATGGAAGTCCACAGCTTATAGCGTGCGGATTGGGGTGGATGTGGCGTAGTTAGCCCTTGTATTTGCGCCATCAGTGCGTCTCCGGCCCGACAAAGAATGGCTTGCCCTTGGGCCAGTCGGCCAGCGTCATGCGATCTTTGCCCTTCTTTTTGCCGATGCCTTCAATCTGAAATAGTCCGACGGTGATATTGCGTGCCAGGCCATGCGTTTTTTTATGCAGCAGCTCCAGCAGATCATCCGCCACAATCACTTCGCACAGGCCATCCGCCAGCTTGCGCGTATCATCAATATCGCACGGCTCAAAATGCACCCACTGCGCCAGCCTGCCAGACACCTGTTTGCGTTGTTGAATCTTGCGGTGAATCCCCTCCATGCCGATCAGAATCACCGGCGTAGCGGCCATATCGTGCAAATCACGCAGCGTCTCCACCATGCGTTTCTGTTCAATCACATAATCGGCCTCATCAATAAACAACGGCCTGCCTGTCTCTTCCAGCTTGGCCACGATGGCCGATGCCATTGCCGCCAGCGAACGCATCTTGGGGATCTGCAACTCACTACAAATCGCCTCCAGCATGGCGCTGGGCGACCACACCGCCCAGGCCCGCACATACACGCCGTGGCACTGATTAATATACCATGTGACGGCGGCAGTCTTGCCAGCGCCGGTCTGGCCATACACCAGCCCCATGCCCGGCATGCCGTAGCCTCGTTGCAATAAAGCATCGCCAGCCATCTTCAACCGCGCCACGTTATTGACATTTAATATCTTCGATCTCATGCTTCCACCTCCTGAAATTGGCTGCCCCATTGACTTCTCACGGTCGGGGTGGCCTTTTTTATGCCTTGATCCATTTTCAAAACCGGGCGGGTACGGGGACCCGCCCCTACCCGTTGTCTGCAAACAATTCTTCCATCTCCATCAACGTCCGGAATTCATCCGACTTCGAATAATTCTTCCAAATCGCATGCTCGCGATCTGTCAGCTTGTCTCCGTCATCCACGCGGGCATCCAGCCGCTTCCAGAAAGCAAAATCCCTGGCCGGATCAGCGCCAAACATATCCACCGGCGAGTGCTCTTCGAGCTGCTCAGCATCAATCGCCGCCGATACAGCCTTCTCCTCTTCAGAAAAGACCGGAATCACCTTCTCGGCATCCGCTTCAACAGCCCGCGCCGCCTCTTTCAATGCATCGGTGCTATAGGCCACGCTCTTCTGCGGAAATGCAATCAGCTTCTCAGATTCAGCAATGCGATAATCCATCACCGTTTCACTGATATTTTTCTTGATGTCATGTTTGTATTTGCGCAGTTCAGCCGTCTGTTCGGCAACCTTTTTGGCCTGTTTGTGTTTGGTGGCTGCGGCGGCTTCCCGGCTCGATATCCCCAGGATTTCATAGCACTGCATCACGCCGATAAAACGGCCTTCAACATAGGCATAAAGACGCCCTATATCGGCTTCATCATATTTCACCAGCACGTCCTTGCCGATATATTCGCCGATGCCTTCATTGAAATAGGTATGATTGCGAAAGCGGATTCCCTTCTTGCCGATCTTGCGTACCGCTGCCAGTTCACACAGCAACATATCCAGGGCGCGTTCATCCTCAATGCGCCGGATCGGGTCGGTATAGCTCTGCGCCTTGGCGAATGGGCTCATGCCAATGCCGGAATGCACATCCTTGCCGTAAATATGTTCACACCAGCGATCCAGATGGCCCTGAAAATCAGCCGCGCTCATACTCACGTCGATCACTTCTTCCGGATCCTTCAACCGGCTGGCAAATGATTTGCGTGCCTCAATCTCTTTGCGATCCGCCACATTATGGCCGATAAAACCGGGCAGCAGATTCAGCAGCCCGTGGCTTAACGTGCGCATGGATCGCTCAATCGTGCCCTTCTCTTCAGAGGCGAACGGGATGCACAACTGATGCTCAATACCCAACTCACTCAACACCAGATCATACTGATCCGACACATAATCCTGGCCGTTATCAGTGCGCACGCCTTCCGGCATACCCCAGTCCAGAATCGCCCGCCGTGTCACCTGACAAACCGCCATCGATTTGGATGTTTTCGAAACACAATATTTCAGCCGACGGCTAAACATATCAATCACAGCAACCACCGAATGCCGCCCATCTGACAGCATCCAGTCTGCCGGTGTACTATCGAGCTCCCAAAGCTGGTTAAGCCGCTCAATCTGCTCGAAATGCGAGCCGACCGCCGCCATACACACGTTCTTATACCGATCTGGATTGATGAGTTTCAGCCACGCCTGCTGATTATCGCGCACCCAGGCCTTCCTGAATTTCTCATAAGCGCTCTGGCTCGGCAGCTTTAGCACGGTCTCTTCCGCCGCCTGGCGCTCGCTGTTTTTAGCCTCCAGAAAGGTTATCATCGACTTGCCGGTAATTTGCGGTGCTTTAAACATTGTCCCGAGCACCAACCGCATCAAATCAGGCTGTTTACTGATGATGCACTTGCCCTTGTTTTTACCATAGCCATTGACCAGTGCCATAATGCCTTCGTTGCGGTAATCCAGATCCCACTTGGCCAGTGTTGCAGGCTTGACACCGTGATGACCGTGATATTTCGGCAGTTCAGCCGCAACCCAGCCTGGCAGCGACCGTTGGCCGCCCTCAATCTCATCTGAAAGCACCGCGCAGGCGGCTTGCCTGGCACAACCCCGCTCGCGGATCATGTTATTCAGCTCTTCCAGTATCCAACGCCTGGCACGTGCCCGTTTCTTCTTTGGGCTGTTTTTGGGTATAGCAGCGAAATCTTTTAACCCTTTGGCCAACAGCTTGTCATGCTCGGCACGCTCTTCGATCAGCATCTCCTGTGTCTTAACGCCGGGGATGCTCTCTACTGTGACTGTTTCATATTGGGCATATTCAGGCTGTTTTGAGACTTCCACCATGTAAAGGCTTGTGCGGTAGAGAGCGACTTTATCGCTATATTTAGCCGGTAGATCGGAGAGCAGGAAACGCTTTTCTTTGCCTCCTGGGCCTTTGCCCCAGTAGAAGGTGAATGCCTTTACTTCCTTGCGGCGTAAAATCGAAGTTTTTGATTTCCTTAGTGCTTTTGCTAGCTCATCCAGCGTGGTGTAATTCTTGCCGGTCATGATTCTGCACCGAATAAAGCTTCGAGGATGATTGGTCTTAAAATCTTACCCAGTATGCGGACCAGCCACGGGCGCTGTGCATCCATGATTTCAGGTGGGATTGTGTTCCTTACTTGTTTTTTGCCGCGATGTCTCGAAACGGCCACCCTGTATTTAGATGAAAGTTCGGAGAGCAGGAAGCGTTTTTCTTTGCCCGTAGCGCCTTTGCCCCAATGGAAGTTTAAGGATTTTACTTCCTTGCGTTGTTTGAAACCTTTTTTACTAAGGCTAAAAGCTGCCGCCATCTCATTCAGTGTGGTGTAATTCTTGCCGGTCATGATTCTGCACCGAATAAAGCTTCGAGGATGATTGGTCTTAAAATCTTACCCAGCATGCGGACCAGCCACGGGCGCTGTGTATCCATGATTTCAGGTGGGATTGTGTTCCTTACTTGCTTTTTGCCGCGATGTCTCGAAACAGCCACACTGTATTTAGATGAAAGATCGGAGAGCAGAAAACGCTTTTCTTTGCCGCCTGGGCCTTTGCCCCAGTAGTAATTAGCGGCCTTAATTTCTTTCGCATCTCTGATTGTAGTTCTGTTCTTATTTAGAGCTAGCGACATTTCCTTGAGTGTGGTGTAATCCTCCCACTGCATAGTCGTTGTTTCAATCTTCATTTAACCGCCTCCAGATGGCCTTTTAAATCTCTGATCTGTTTTGCAATCTCGCCGCGCATCATTTCCAGTTGCCCGAGTTTGGCGGTCAGTGTTTCAGCCCCGATATTGAGCGAACAGCCGCGCTGACTGGCAATGTACTCGGTGATCTCATAGGTATCGCAAGCCGCCTCAAATGCGGTGATATATTCGAGCGGAAAGCGCCAGCCATCGCGGCTGTCTGCTGTCCATGAATCAAGCTGATGTTTGGAGATTTCCACACCCAGCAATTCGGACATTCGGGCAGCAATTTCATAGCGACTTTTTGGACATTTTTTAAGCACGTCAGACAACAGGTGTCGAATCTCAATGCTGATGTTCTGCGAGCCTGGAATCGTGCGCGGAGCCGCAGGCACAGCAAACAGGTCGCCAGTTCTATTGTCTTGTCGTCTCGACATGGTCAATCAGCCTTCTGAACGTTTACATTGCGCGGGCGGCCACCTTTTTTTAGCCTTACCATGTTAGGGTTGCCGTCCTGGATAGGTTCGCCATAGTCGTTATAGCGGCTTGGCCATATCTCCCAGGGTTGCATCTTGAGGATATCTGCAATAATGCGCTCGATTTGCGGCCATGTGTGCGCTAAAACATGGCCTGCCGAACGTGGCGCATAGCCGTACTCAACGGATAGGCGGCATAGCGGCCAGCCAAGCTTGCGAAGCGCCGCCTTGACATCCTCACGGTGCCAATCATTACGTGGTTTTTTAACACGTTTTTTTTGGATGTTTATTTTTGAGTTCGTAGTTTTCATATGCGAAGTATGTATGTTTTTCCAACCTCATGTCAAGAGGGAGAAACATGCACCACCTACATAAAGGCTGGTATTACATGTTGTATTACTATAATTACTTGTTTTTAAAGGCTAAATTAGAAGGTAGTGCGGTTTTTATCCATAGCGATTTAACTGCAACACCTGCACTAGGAGAAGGTATTGCAGTTTTTTGATGGTATTTCTGCCCGACTGAAGCTCGTAAGGAGCACCCTTGGTCTCACTCAAAAGCAAATCTCTGACAAGATTGGTGCTAAAACTCCATCATGGAAAGATAACGAGGCGGGGAAAACCATCCCCGGCGGAAAAGTCCTGGCTGGCCTTTCAAGGCTCGGTGTAAACATAAACTGGGTGCTCACCGACGATGGCGAGATGATGATCGGCGATGGGAGCCATGCTCCCCTCCCTGGTGATGAGCATGCCGTGCCGGTGGTGCTGGATGCGCAGTTGTTGGGGCAGATTATGGTTATCTTTATGGATGCAGCCCGCCAGCAGGATGTGGAGATACCGCCCAGTGAGTTAGGTGGAATCGCTGCAACTGCTTATGAGGATGTTATCAACAACTTCACGCCCGACTCACGCGAGAAAGCCACAAAACTCCTCGCAGGCACCGCCAAATGGCTGGCACGCATGTACAAAGACTATCCCCCGAAAGCATAATCAACCCCACGCGCCTCAGTAGCTATACTATATATAATAAGTAAGCCAACAAAATAATTAAACCATTTGATACACAGCAACCCCGGATAAGGCGTTAATATGGCAGACCATAAGCAAAGCGATACAGAAACCGCAGCCAATAAACAGAATCGCGGCAAGAAGCAAATAAATGAGGATATAGCTGACTTTAGAGAGGGTGGCCACACCGGCCCATTGTCCGTTACAGACTCTATATCACCCCCACCACCAAAGAAAAAAGGAAAGTAATAATGGCCGATTCACCTGATATTGAAACCGAATGGCACAACATCCTTTTTGCTGTGCGGCGCTCGGTTCGATATCATGACCGGCGCGTGAGATTCTTTGACCGGCTCAGAAAATACATTTCAGTGCTCACCCTTCTTTCAG